ATAATGGTAAACCAACCTGGATAACAGGTACGCAGTACATGTACTTGCAGTGGAGTAAGATTGATGTAGGTGCTCCAGATTTTAGAGAAGCAAACAGATTATTTTATATATTCTGGGAGGCTTGTAAAGCAGACAAAAGATGTTACGGAATGTGCTATCTTAAAAATAGACGTTCTGGATTTTCTTTCATGTCATCAGCAGAAACTGTTAACTTAGCCACTCTTGCAAGTGATAGTAGATTTGGTATATTATCTAAAACTGGATCAGATGCAAAGAAGATGTTTACAGACAAAGTAGTTCCTATATCTATTAACTATCCCTTCTTTTTTAAGCCTATTCAAGATGGTATGGATAGACCAAAGTCAGAGTTAGCGTATAGAGTTCCGGCTAGTAAGTTTACAAGAAAAAAAATTACTTCAAACGAAAAGCTTGAAGACATTAAAGGTTTAGATACAACTATTGACTGGAAAAACACTGGAGACAATAGTTATGATGGTGAAAAACTAGCTTTATTAGTTCATGATGAAAGTGGTAAATGGGAAAGACCCGATAATATTTTAAATAACTGGAGAGTTACAAAAACATGTTTACGGTTAGGTAGTAGAATTATTGGTAAATGTATGATGGGCTCAACTTCAAACGCTTTAGATAAAGGTGGAGAAAACTTTAAAAAACTATACAATGCCTCAGATGTCACGAAACGAAATAGAAATGGTCAGACAAAGTCTGGCTTATACTCTCTTTTTATCCCAATGGAATGGAACTATGAAGGATTTATTGACGAGTATGGAATTCCAGTCTTTACTACTCCTAATATCGACAGACTTACACCAGACGGTGAATTAATAGATGTAGGTGTAATAGATAGCTGGCAAAACGAAGTAGATGGTTTAAAAGACGATCAAGATGCTTTAAACGAGTTTTACCGCCAGTTTCCTAGAACTACAGAGCATGCATTTAGAGATGAGACTAAAAACAGTATATTTAACTTAGTTAAACTATACGAGCAGATAGATTACAACGAGGAGATGGCTAGAACCTTAGGAGTTACAGTAGGTAATTTTCAATGGGTTAATGGAGTTAAAGATTCTCAAGTAATATTTTATCCAGATCCAAAAGGTAGGTTTAAAGTCAGCTGGGTTCCACCTCAGCAACTGCAAAATAGAGTTATACTTAAAAACGGTGTTAAATATCCTGGCAACGAGCACATGGGTGCTTTTGGTTGTGATAGTTACGATATATCAGGAACGGTAGATGGGGTTGGGTCAAAAGGAGCTTTACACGGTCTAACTAGGTTCAGCATGGAGGATGCTCCGGCTAACAGTTTCTTTTTAGAATACTTATCAAGACCACCAACAGCAGAGATGTTCTTTGAGGACGTTCTAATGGCTTTAGTATTTTACGGGATGCCTATACTCGCAGAGAACAATAAACCTCGTCTTTTGTATTATTTAAGACGTAGAGGATATAGAGGGTTTTCCATGAACAGACCGGATAAAATATGGAATAAATTATCTGTAGCAGAAAAAGAAGTAGGTGGTATACCTAACTCCTCAGAAGATATTAAACAAGCTCATGCCGCTGCGATTGAGATGTATATACAAGATCACGTTGGAATAAAACAAGATGGAACGCTCGGTGATTTATACTTCAATGAACTACTAAATGATTGGGCAAAGTTTGATATAAACAAAAGAACAAAGCATGATGCGTCAATAAGTTCTGGTTTAGCTATTATGGCTAACAATAGACATTTATACGCGCCAAATGTTAAGGTTGAAAAACAACCATTAAATTTAAACATTTCCAAGTATACTAATACTGGAAGCAATTCACAAATAATCAAATAATAAATATGGCAGAGTCTGGCATTAAAAGTTATTTCCCGAGTCAAACAGTTAGTGATGCTGAAAAGCTAAGCTATGATTATGGTTTGAAAGTAGGTAAAGCAATAGAGCAAGAGTGGTTCAATAGCGATAGAGGTTCTAATAGATATAGAACTAATCATAATGATTTTCATAATTTAAGATTGTATGCTAGAGGCGAGCAGTCTATTCAAAAGTATAAGGATGAGTTATCTATAAACGGTGATTTGTCCTATTTAAATTTAGACTGGAAACCAGTTCCTATTATATCTAAGTTTGTAGACATTGTTGTGAATGGTATAGCTGAAAGAACATACGATATAAAAGCTTATTCTCAATCTCCAAATGGAGTTGAAAAGAGAACAAAGTATATGGAGGCTATAATGAATGATATGGAGTTTCAAGAATTTGATAGTTTTGCAGCTGAAAATTTTGGCGTAGACACTAAAGAAAGTGATCAAAAAGAATTACCAGAAACACCAGAAGAACTACAGCTTCACATGCAATTAACTTACAAACAAGCTGTTGAGCTTGCCGAAGAACAAGCTTTAAATGTTTTGTTTGATGGTAATAAATACGAGTTAACAAAAAAGAGGTTCTATTATGATTTAACAGTTTTAGGTATTGGTGCTGTTAAAACTTCTTTTAACACATCAGAAGGTGTTACTGTTGATTACGTTGACCCAGCTAACCTAGTGTACTCTTACACTGATTCCCCTTATTTTGATGATATTTATTATGTTGGTGAAGTTAAAACTATTCCTGTAAACGAGTTAGCAAAACAATTTCCTCATTTGTCCGAAAGTGATCTTGAAGATATAGTGAAAAACAAATCTTACAATAGATCTAACTATAACTCTAGACATAGTTATGATAAAGAAGATAATAACACTATCCAAGTTTTATACTTTAACTACAAAACTTATATGAACGAGGTTTACAAAGTTAAAGAAACTGGAACTGGCGCTGATAAAATCATACCTAAAGACGATTCTTTTAATCCTCCACAAGATAAAGAAGGTGGATATAGTAAAATGTTAAGATCTATAGAAACGCTATACGATGGCGCTATGATTCTTGGTACTAATAAACTACTTAAATGGGAGATGGCTAAAAATATGATGCGCCCTAAAAGTGATTTTACTAAAGTTAAAATGAACTACGCTATTGTTGCCCCTAGGATTTACAATGGTAAAATTGATTCATTAGTAAAACGTATAACTGGTTTTGCTGATATGATTCAGTTAACACACTTAAAGCTACAACAGGTAATGTCTAGAATGGTTCCAGATGGCGTTTACTTAGATGCTGATGGTTTAGCTGAAGTAGACTTAGGTAATGGGACAAACTACAACCCACAAGAAGCACTAAACATGTTCTTCCAAACGGGTAGTGTTATTGGTAGAAGTTTTACTTCTGATGGAGATATGAATCCAGGTAAAGTTCCAATTCAAGAAATTACATCAGGTTCTGGTGGAAATAAAATGCAAGCTCTTATTGGTAATTACAATTATTACTTACAGATGATTAGAGATGTGACTGGGCTTAACGAAGCTAGAGATGGCAGTATGCCAGATAAAAACGCTTTAGTAGGTGTTCAGAAGCTAGCTGCTGCTAATAGTAACACGGCAACTAGACACATATTGCAAGCTGGACTATATTTAACAGCTGAAACCGCAGAATGTTTATCGCTTAGAATATCTGATATTATAGAGTATTCTCCAACAAAAGACGCTTTTATACAAGCTATTGGCGTTCACAATGTAGCAACATTAGAAGAAATGTCTGAGCTACACTTGTATGACTTTGGTATATTTATAGAATTACAACCAGATGAAGAGGAAAAAGGTTTGTTAGAAAACAACATTCAAATGGCGTTGCAACAAAAAAGTATAGAGTTAGAAGATGCTATTGATCTTAGAGAAATACGCAGCGTTAAATTAGCTAATCAATTGCTAAAGATACGTAGAAAGAAAAAACAAGAAAGAGATAGACAACTTCAATTAGAAAATATTCAAGCTCAATCTCAATCTAACACCCAGGCGGCTCAAGCTGCAGCTCAAGTTGAAATGCAAAAAGATCAAGCGTTAAACGCTGGCAAGGCTGAGTTAAGTCAAATGCAAGCTCAAATCGATATGCAGAAAATGCAACAAGAAGCTGCTCTCAAGAAAGAACTTATGGCTTTAGAGTTTCAATACAACATGCAGCTTAAAGGAGTTGAAGTTGATGGTGTGAAAAACAGAGAAAAACAAAAAGAAGATCGTAAAGACGAAAGAACAAAGATACAAGCAACACAGCAATCAGAAATGATTGACCAAAGAAATAGTGGAAAACCACCTAAAAACTTTGAGTCCGCAGGTAATGATATACTAGGTGGAGGATTTGATTTAGGTTCGTTTGACCCTAGTTAGAATTTATTAATTATTATTATATTATATTATGGAAGAAGAAAACAAAGAAGTAGTCGAAGAGACTACCCAAGAAACGACTGAACAAGTCGATGAAAGTAAATTTGAATCTGCTGGAGACGATAGTGTCATTAAGGTGGATTTAAGCTCCCCACCACAAGAAAAAGTAGAAATTGAAGTTGTGGCAGAGGAAAAAGCTGAAGAAGTAGAAGCGGTGACAGAAGTTACTGAACAAACAGAAACACAACCAGAAGCTGAAACACAAGAAACTCCAGTATTAGAAGAAATTACTGAGGAGGAAGTTGAAGAGGTTGAAGAACAGGTTGAAGAAGCTATAGCAGAAGCTGAAGCTACTGGAAAACCATTACCAGAAAATATCCAAAAGTTAATGGACTTTATGGAAGAGACTGGTGGAGATTTAAGTGACTATGTTAAGCTTAATCAAGATTACAGTAAATTAGATGATCAAAATCTATTATACGAGTACTACAAGCAAACAAAACCTCATTTAAACAACGAAGAAATTAACTTCCTTATGGAAGATACATTCTCTTACGACGAAGATGTAGACGACGATAGAGATATACGTAGAAAAAAATTAGCGCTTAAAGAGCAAGTTGCTAGCGCTAAAAGCCACCTAGACGGGCAAAAGTCTAAATACTATGACGAGATCAAAGCTGGAAGCAAACTTACGGGTGAGCAACAAAAAGCTATAGATTTCTTCAATAGATATAACAAAGAGTCAGAAGCAACTCAAAAAACAGTTAAAACAAACTCTGATATTTTTACACAGAAAACTGAACAAGTTTTCAACGACAAGTTCAAAGGTTTTGAATACAACGTCGGTGACAAAAAATACAGGTTTAATGTAAACAATGCTGAAGAGGTTAAAAACACTCAGAGCGATATAAGTAATTTCACCAAAAAGTTTTTGGATAAGAAATCTGCTTTAAAAGACGCTAAGGGTTATCATAAATCTTTATACACAGCAATGAACGCTGACGCTGTTGCAAAACACTTTTACGAACAAGGAAAAGCGGATGCTATGAAAAATAGTATTGCTAAAGCCAAAAACGTTGATATGAATCCAAGACAAAGTCATGGAGCTATTGAAGCGGGTGGTGTTAAATACAAAGTGCTAGGTGATAATTCTTCTGATTTTAAGTTTAAAATTAAAAACAAAAACAAATAACAATTTAAAAATTAAAAATTATGGCAACAGGATTAAATCAAACTGCGGGACCAAATTTGAATAGTGTACCGGCTTCACAGCAAGTGGCACTAGCTTCAAATTACATCGATTTCGCTACAGCAAGTTCTTCGGACGGCTGGGCACAACAATACCTGCCTGACTTAATGGATAAAGAAGCTGAGGTTTTCGGACCAAGAACAATTTCAGGTTTCTTATCACAAGTTGGAGCAGAAGAGGCAATGACCTCAGACCAAGTAGTTTGGTCAGAACAATCAAGATTACACTTATCTTATACAGGTACTCTTAACACAGGTACTTCGGTATTTACAGTTTTAACTGATATTGACGGTAACGTTGACGCTGATGGATTCGATCCAACAGATCACGGTATTAGACTTAATGATCAATGTTTAGTTGCAACTGCCGAGGGTACTTACAAAGGTATTTGTACAGCTCACTCTGGTGACACTGTTACAATAGCACCTTACGCTCAAGAAAATGCAGATGATTTAGCTGCTTTTTCTACAGTTTCAGCAGGAGCTGCTACTGTTTTAGTTTATGGATCTGAATTTAACAAAGGTGTAGGTGGTCAAGGAACTTTTGGCGGTGTTTCTGCTTCAGGGCCTAAAACTACTACACCAACGTTCAAGAGCTTTACTAACAAGCCAATTATCATGAAAGACTATTACGAGGTAAATGGTTCGGATGTTTCTCAAGTTGGTTGGATTGAAGTTTCAGGTGAAGCTGGACAAAGCGGTTACATGTGGTATTTAAAAGCTGAAGGTGACGTTAGATCACGTTTTACTGATTACTTAGAAATGACTATGTTAGAAGCTGAAAAAATTGTTTCTACTTCGGTAGCTGTTGACACTGTGTTTAGCGGTGGCGCTGGTCTTGGTACAAACGCTGGTACAGAAGGTTTGTTTGCAGCTATTACAGATAGAGGTAACGTAACAACTGGTATCACTGGTGTTAATGCTGCAACTGATTTAGCTGAGTTTGACGCTATTTTAGCTGAGTTTGACTCTCAAGGTGCTATTGAAGAAAATATGATGTTTGTAAATAGAGGAACTTCTCTTGCTATTGATGACATGTTAGCTTCTATGAATTCTTACGGGGCTGGTGGTACTTCTTACGGAGTATTTGATAACTCAGAAGATATGGCATTAA